TACCAGATGCGGCAGCAGGCGCTGGTGTTCTGTTTCCGTTCTCTTTTCCTGCGCTTTTCTTTTTCAGTCCAAAATAGGCGCATACTGCCGCAATCACAATACACCCCACCCCACCTGTTATATTTCCAGACGGCAGCGCCGTTAAACCGCTTACTGCAAATAATGCAGCCACTACCAATAAAATTACCTTTTTCTTTGTCATAGTAAGCCCTCGCTTTCATTTCTACTTCAATTCTAAAATTTCATCAGCAGAGGCGTTAAGCTCTCTGCAAATTTTCGCAAGTGTTATTGCGTTTGGCGTAAGCTCGTTGTTTTCCCAGCGGCTTATATCTTTCTGGTATACTTGCAGGCGCTCTGCAAGTTCCTTTTGCGTCACGCCTGCCGCTTTTCGTGCTTTTTTAATGTTTTCGCCTAAATTCATGCCTTACCTCTCTTTTCTCTTGCCCTCAAAATGAAAGCAACCAGCAGTTTTACCAGTCCTACTGCTACTAAAAATACTCCTAATTTTAAAAGCATACTCTTTACTCGGCTTTGGGTTTGTGTTATATTTCTTATAGGCGGCGGGCTTATCGCCCGCCTGTTGGTTAGGGCTTTCGCCCTAACCTATGTACTTACCAATTATGATAAGTATTGTTCCTATGATTAAGTCTATCACTGCACTGATTGCCAATTCTTGCCAGTTGATAGGCTTTTTCTTTTGTTTCTTTTTCTTACCCATTGTGCCGTTTCTCCTTTCCAGTGGCTTTGCCTCTTATTTGTTCTTATCTCCTTTCCATGATTTTATTATATACCTTTTTCGGTATATTGTCAACACTTTTGTATAGATTTCTAAGAAAATCGCAAAAAAATAGAGGGCAGACAGCGAACCGCCCACCCTCGAAAACTTAAGCTAATCTTGTGGCATAATCTAAGCTAATCCAGCCTGCGCCACTCTTCAAGCGTCCCCAGCCAGCACTTGCGCCCTGTCCGGCTTTCACTTCCACAATGGTAAATACTCCCTTTCCTGTGGTTTCTCCCGTCTTTGCATAGTTCGTGCCTGCTCCTGTTCTGATATTAAGGTCTAAAATATCTACCTGTACGCTAAACGGAACGCCTGCGCTTGTCTGCTGCCCCGCTGCGGTATATACCGCCTTGCCGTTATCATCATATACAGTATAACCCGCCTTGCAAGCGCTCTTTGCATTTTCCAGCGACGTAAACGCCCCCAGCTGGCTTGCTGCGTCCGTCCAGCTCTTGCGCACTCTGTAATACTTTGTACCGTTTCCTGCTGCATACTTTTTGTAGTATCCCTCGCCGTACTCTGCACGCTTTTTCTTTACTGTTTCGCTCTGGTCTGCTGGCTTTTCATATCCAGTAAGAACGGCATCAGATGCAGCACGCACGCTGCCCGCCTTTTTCAGTGCGTCCATTACTGCTGTGTATCCCTGCAATTCTTCCCATAAAAAGCCCAGCTGCATATTAAGGTCTGCAATGGATACGCCCGCCTGTTTTGCATGATTAAGCAACGCCTGTTTTCTGCTCCAATACGTCCACTGCGCCAGCCCATAGCCCGCACTGTCCTTTACAAAATTGCCATAGCTGCCATTATCCACCGCTGCTGTATATTCTGCGTCCGTCTTACCCAGCTTATTGTTATAGGTGTTCTGTAAGTTGTTCGGCATAAGCCCGCTTTCAGCATACAGATTACCCATAATACCAGCCACAGTATAAGCATTTAAGCCCTTTCCTGTAAGAAAATTCCAGATTGTTTTTTCATTGCCGCCCTGCGGTGTTTCTGCCTGTCCGCTGATTTTACGCTTAAACTCGTCCCATGTGTGGGCGCTGGTGTTATATACATACGGGTTAGGGCAAATCTTGCCCGTTACGTCGTAATGTCTGATTACATGAGATGCAGGCACGCCGTATTTATTCATAAGGTAACGGGTAAGCTCTGCCGCTGCCTCTACTGTTGCGTCCTCAAAATACCAATCTTTATCTGTAGCGCCCAAATTCTTTGTATTTTTCTTTCTCACGCACAACTCAATACCGATACTGTTGGAATTTCTGCACTCTGCGTGCTTATAGCTCGACGCTCCGCAATGCCACGCTATATTAGCGTCCTCTACGCACTGCCATACCTCGCCGTTAAATCCTACAAAGTAATGCGCCGACGCATTTCTATTGCCGCCGCCATAATATCGGCAGTTGTCCTCTGCGCCGCCCAGTGCGCCTACATAATGGATAACAATATACTTAATTCTGGAAACGCTGCCCTTATTGAAATTGTACTTACTTATCTTTCTGTTAATGTTCATATTTCCCGCCTTTCCGCATACAAAATAAGCGCCTGCGGTGTCCCGCAAGCGCTCTTTGTTGCTATATCCTTATCTTTCCTGTGTCCTGTGTTCCTCTACGTTGCCTGTGGTGCTGTCCCCGTCCAGTTCGTCTGTGTCCGGCAGTTCGTCCGTATACTTCGCCAGAAACTCCCGCACCTTTTCCCATACCTTTTTTACGGGCAGCCCACATAATGCCATATTCTTAAAAATGCTCACTACCTCATAGGCAATGTAAAGCAATGCGAAAAATTCAGCCACGCCCACGGTATCAAGCCCTAAATATGTACGTGCCTGCTCCGGTATAAATCCGATTAAGTTAATCTTAATCAGTACGTCGATTGCCAGCATGAATACCAGAGAAATAAGCATACCTACTTTTCTGATAGCCCCGTCAATGCCTGCGCAGCTGTTGCCTCTCGGTGTTTCTCTGTATGTTGGCTTATTCGCTATAACGCCTCTTACTGCTGCCTCGTCCTGCTCTACTGCCTTTTCCGATACCGCCACAAAATCTGCCAGAATATATACCAGCAGTCTACCGCTCTGGAAGTCCTTAAGCGTCTGCACCTTACCTGTCAGTAAAAGCCTGCTGCCCTCTACAAATTCCTGCATAACGTCAAATTCTATGCCGTTGCAAGCCCTGTATGGTACGTCCTCTGCAAATACTACCGTTACCTCGTCCGGCGCGCCGCTTGGTCTTACCGTTTCCAACTTTGCCATATAACCGCAAAACGGCAGCCCGCATAGCTGCTTAATTTCCTTAATCTGTGTAAGCGTTCCTACCAGTCCCGCTGCATTTCCCTTGATACCGCCACCTGTAAGCTCGTCCATGATTGCAGTATCTAAATCCCGTAAAAAATCTGGCTTTTTTGTCATACTTCCTGCCCTTTCCTTTCTTATATGTAAATGGTGTAGTAAAGCGACATCTGCAAATCACTAAACTTATACTGTGCTGTCTGTTCTGGCTCTAATGGTTTCATAAGCCCCAGCTCTTTCCAGCGTCTGTGCGTTATCTCCGGCACTGCTCTAAACTTCTTTACCTCATGCCCGCTGTATTTTCGGTATTCCTCGCTTATCTCATGGTCTGCAAACGGTTTGAACGCTGCCAGATACCCTACGTAAACCTCTGCTTTGCCCTCGATAATGCGCAGGCGGTCTGAACTCTCCAGCGTGCCTATAAATTCCTTTACTGTCACTGTCTGCCTCTCCTACTTCTCCGGCATTTCGTACAGCCTCGGTATTACTGCTGCAAACGGCTGTACGTCCATGCCGCCCCTTATTACGGCTGCACCGCCAGCCGTAAACAGATAGCTTACGCACGCTTTCTGTATCTCGTCCAGCACCTCTAAGCAGCGCTCTTTTGTGGCATACTCGCCAATTTCCTCTAAGCACCCGTCACTTATGCAAATTACGTGGCGCTTTTTGTCTGCCTCTGCGCCGCCTCTCTTTTTCTTTATGTCCTCGTACTCTCCATACTCTACGCAGGCGTAATTACCGCCCAGTCTATACAGCTTTTCTTTATTCTGGCTGCGTATATATACCTCGCTCATTGCCTTTATCTCCTTGCCTCTAAGTTTTCCATTTCAGAAATGCAGTTTGACGGTATCAGCTCATAAGCTGCCGCCTCTATTTCTGTAAGCGCCTCTTTGTACTCAATGTATCCCCACGCCTGCCGTGCTATCTCTGGTACGTTCTGCCGTTCCTCAAAATTTTCTATATGTAAAATCTCGTTTCCCTGCGGCTTTGGAAATGTCCCCAGTGATAACGGGCGTAAAGGGCTGTAATATTTGTGGCTCATTCCACCGCCCCGCTTTCTTCTTTATGTTCTTGGTAGCCCTCTAAGTAGCCTATTGCCTCTACGTCAATGTCCTTGCCGTCCTTACCGTCGTTATTTATCCGAATTTTGCCGTAGTAGGCATAAATACAGCAGCCGTCATAGTCATATACTCTTATGCTGCCCTCTGTGGCTGCCTCTGGTGTTTCAATAACCAGCGGCTCTGCCTGCTGCATCTGCGCTGCTACCTGTTCGTCTGTTACTGGCTCGCTGTTCTTTCCTCTACACCAGATAGCCAGCATAAACAAGATAATTGCCAGCACGCCTGCTGCTATAATGGCTACGCACTGTATCAGTTTCTTAACTGTCTGTCGTTTCATTATCCTTTTTACCTTTCTGCTTTTCCTGCTCTTCCTCTGCGCACCGTATAAACGCCTCAATGTTGGCAATTTTCTTGTTATGTGTGTTAATAGCTTTTTTGGCTTTTTCATACAGCCAATACCATTGCGCAATTTCCTTATTTTCTTTCTCTTTCTGTAAATCCCTTTTTGCTTTTTCTATTGCATCTTTCAGATTTCCAGAGT